AACGGTCAAGACGGTCCGGTTCGTCGAGAGCGAGTACTGGTGCGGGCTGAAGATGCGGGTCGAGACCGACGCGGGTTGGGCGGTGTGGGGAACGGTCCCCCGCGGCCTGAGCGGTGTCGAGGTCGGCGACCGGGTCCGGTTCGACGCCGAGATCACTCCCTCCGAGGACGACCGCTCGTTCGGGTTCTACAAGCGCCCGACGAAGGTTGACTTCGTCGAGCACGCTGTCGCCTGATAGCCTGAGCCTCCGACACACAGCAGGCCCGTCCCGGCAGGAGAGTCATGGCTCCCCGGGACGGGCCGTGTGGCATCCTGAGAAGGTGAACGCAACACCGCCGCCGACCTGTGACCTGTCCACCGTCTGCGGCTGGTGCGGCGGACCGATGCGCCCCGAACACGCCCACTACCGCTGTACCCGGTGCGGGGCGCGCGACTCGTGTTGCGACGGTCCGTACTGACCGCCGTTCAACCGCGCCGCGGATGCGCTACTCTGTCCGCTCGTGGACACCGTGCCGACTGACCCGCTGATCAAGGCTCGCCCTACATCCACGGACTTCATGGAGATCGGCTCGTCCGGCCTTCATCAGTTCGGCGGCGAGATTCAGCAGGACTTCCTCCGGCAACTCCGAGGTAAGCAGGCTTACGCCAACTACCGGGAGATGGCTGACAACGATCCCGTAGTCGGGGCGATGCTCCACGCTATCGAGATGCTCATTCGGGCGGTTGACTGGTCGGTGGAACCCTCCGACGACGCCGACGAACGCGCTGTCGCAGAAGCCGAGTTCGTGTCCTCGTGTATGACGGACATGAGTACGTCGTGGGCGGACACGCTCGCCGCGATCCTCGGCTTCCTCGTGTACGGCTACTCGTATCACGAGATCGTTTACAAGCGGCGACAGGGTTACACGAAGGATGCCCGCACCCGCTCGAAGTATGCCGACGGGCGCGTCGGCTGGCGGAAACTCCCGACCCGCTCACAAGAGACCATCGACCGGTGGGACCTCGATACGAACGGCGGCATCCGTGGCGCATACCAGATGGACCCGAACTCCCCGAAGAAGGGTGTGACGTTCCTCCCGATCGAGAAGTGCCTCCTGTTCCGCACCACCTCGAAACTGAACAACCCGCAAGGCCGCTCCATCCTCCGTAACGCCTTCATTCCGTGGTATTACAAGCGCCGCATCCAAGAGATCGAAGCGATCGGTATTGAGCGTGACCTCGCCGGTCTCCCCGTCGCCCTCGTCCCGCCGCAACTCCTTTCCAACGCCGCGACCGCGGAGGAGCGTGCCGCGCTCGACGCGATCAAGCAGATCGTCCGGAACGTCAAGCGGGATGAGCAGGAAGGCATCGTGTTCCCGCTCGCCTATGACCCGGAAACCGGGAACCCGGCGTACGACCTGAAACTCCTGTCAACCGGCGGACGTCGCCAGTTCGACACGGACGCGATCATCGGACGGTACGACCAGCGGATCGCGATGACCGTCCTCGCCGACTTCCTCCTCCTCGGCCATGAGGCCGTCGGAACGCAGGCGCTCTCAGTCTCGAAGGTTGATCTGTTCGTCCGGTCGTTGGATGCGTTCCTGTCGGAGATCGCTGAGGTGTTCAACAACCATGCGATCCCGCGCCTGATGCGCCTGAACGGTGTCGATGAGGCGCTGTCACCGACGTTGACATGGTCGACACCGAAGTCCGTTGACCTCGGCTCGATCGGTTCGTTCATCACCTCGCTCGCTCAGGCCGGTGCGCCGCTGTTCCCGGATGAGAACCTCGAAGGCTACCTGCGCGGCATCGCCGGTCTCCCTGTCGGCGAGGCTGAGGCGGTCTAACCCATGCCCGGCTCGATCCGGGCGCTCCGCCGTCGAGCGGACCCGGTGCGCGGCGGCGGGCGGATACCGCTGGTCAAGAAGCGCACCGCGGGGCGACCTCAGTTCCGTACGGCAGGCACGGACACCCTGTCAGCGCAGGAGGAACGCATTGCGGACACCGTTGAGGCCGCTTTCACCGCTGTCCCCCAGCAGAGCCTCCTAGATTCTCTTGAGCGGAGAGATGAGGCGGGTTACGCCCTTGCGGTGCTGAACGCCCTCAGCGACGCGCAGGGGAGACTTGAGGACGCTCTGCTGGCATCGTTCGTGTCATCAGGGGAAACGTCCGCGGTGGACCTCGGGCGTGAGTTGAGCCGCCAATACCGGCAGGTCGGCAAGGCGGAAACGCCGTCACCGTCGGAGGTGGCGCTCCGGTTCCGGTTCAACGCGACCGATCCGCGGGCGACCGCATGGGCGCAGAACGAAGCCGGTCGGCTCATCACGAACATGGCGGCAAGCGAACGGGAGATGTTCCGCGCCCTCGTCGAGCAGTCGTTCGTCGAGTCCCGGACGATGGGGACAACCGCGTCGTCGATCTTCCAACAACTCCAGACCGTCACCCCGACACCTAGCGCTCGTGACTTCGGTCAGTCGATCGGTGCGAACCTGAACGGGTTGACGACACGGTACGAACGCGCCGTAATGAACCGGGTCGCTTCCGTTGCGGATGACCTCGCGGCCCGCGGCATCACCGGTGAGAAAGCGCTCGAACGGATGCGGAAGGAGGGCGACAAGTACGCGTCGAAACTCCGCCGGACACGCTCCCGCACTATCGCCCGCACCGAACGCATGATGGCGCACAATCAGGCACGCCTCCTCTCCTACCAGCAGGCGATCGACTCCGGCCTCATGTCCCGCGAATACTCCCGGAAGGTGTGGTCCACCGGACCGTTCGACGTCTGCCCGATCTGCGTCGCGATGTCCGGCGTCGAAGCGAAGGTCGCCGACCCGTTCACCCTGCCGAACGGCGCTCAGGTTCAGGCACCTCCCGGCCATCCGAACTGCCGCTGTACCCTCCAGACCCGCACCGACACCACGCTGTATGACCCGCCGCGTGCGCTCGGCACCGGCGAACCGGGCGACCCATTCCGCATTGGACGTCCCGGTCTTACAACCGAAGGTCAGATCTTCTCGACAGGACCGCTCCCGGGTGGAGTTGTCGCCCCTGTGGTATCCCCGACACCGCTCGAACAGACTAACAACGCTTCTCTTGATGAGGTGGTGAGAATCGGAGAGCGGCAACGTCGAGCCGGTGCCGCGAATGGGCTATCTGACGCGGCGGATGACGCTGTACGCCGTTATGAGAATGGCTCCGGCGATTACGGTCTCGTGAACTGGCGTCTCCGCGAACCTGAACGCTTCGAGGCGCTCGGCAGGAAGGCAGACAAGAAAGCCGCTCAAGAGGTGCTGGACGGTCTCGATGAAGCGATGGAACTCGCTCCCGACCTTGATCAACCCATCATGCTGTATCGAGGTGTCACCGACGAGGGTGTAGATGCGCTCGCTGGACTTCGTGTCGGCGACACCTTCGAGGACGCGGGATTCGTATCGACGTCGTTCAGACGGCAGACGGCGGAAGTGTTCGCTCGTCCGCGTCGCACCGGCGGTACAGGACGACTCGTTGAGATCGAAGCAGGGCCGGGTACACGAGGTTTGATGCCGCGCGCCTACCGGAACGAGAATGTTCGTGAGGCGCTCACCGGACGCTATGACGAGGCGGAGTTCCTGTTGAATCGCGGGACCCGCTTCGAGGTCGTGGAGGTGAGCGACGATGTCCTGCGCGTTCGCGTTGTCACAGAGCCACGGCCCACCGTCGCCCCGAAACCTCCTCCGCCCGCGCCTACGCCGCCCGCGTCGAGCGTGACGGCGAACCCGGCTGGGCCACGCGCTGATGATCTCGCATCCTTTGATTCGTATGGACTGAACGGTTCAGCGATCCGGCCGAGCGATGAAGTAGCAGAACTGTTCGAGGCTCAATACCGGCAATACGCCGACATTGATACTTCTGACCTTCAGTTCTTAGAGCAACGCGAGATCGAACAACTCGCCGACAAGTTCGAGGAAGAGGACGCAGTCACCCGATGGCTTGCCGAAGCGGACCGGCGAGCAGGGGAGGCAGGGTTCAGCCGCGTCGCGGATGACCTGCTCCGAGACTGGGAACGCCATCAGTACCTCGTATCAGAACAACGCTCACCTAGCGGCCTAGCGAAGTTCCTCAAGGACGCCCCTAAAGATGTACCCGAAGACGAAGTGAGAGCGGCGTGGTTACGACTCGAACAAGACTTCTTGACGAAGATGGAAGAAGCCAAAGTGTCCATTCAAGTGCGACCGACGGACCTCTTGAAGATTCTCGATGACGGCAGATTCAAGACTCAGTTTGAGACTGGAACTTCCGGTGGCGTCAAAGACATCGCACTTCGCCAGAAGGAAGAATACCGGCGGTTCGGTTTGAGGCGCGACGCTCCGGTGGAACAGCGCCCGATCTACGGCCACCTCGAACGCCCCGAGACGCCTAACTTCGCCGTCGATCAGTACGGCTCCGCCCGTGTCGTGTTGCGCGATGAAGTGAGGGAAAGAACTACCTACACAAACGGTGATTCGCTTGGCGGCGGTTACTTCGCGAACCCTGTCAACGCTCCCGCTACCGACTACATCCCGACTGCTATCCGCAGGTGGCCTCCAGACTTCGGTAAAGGCTTTCTGGAAGCACAAGTTCACGGTGGCGTCGGAGTCGATGACATAGCAGAAGTCATCTTCGACACCTCCGCTCTCACCTACACCGAACCGAGCAAGAAACTCCTGAAACAACTTGATGAGCGTGGAATCCCGTATCGCTTCGTCGAGAGGGAGGGCGCGTGGAAGCGCGACACTTACCGGACGATCGCTAACCCAGTAACCTGATGCCGATGGCGACCCACATCGCAACGCACGATTCAGGCGACCGGTTATTCTTCGACCGGCAGACCAGAGACGGTTATGCGCGTGGACATATCAAGACCGACGATGGCAGGCGGATCGATGTTGACAACATCGCTTCCGTCATCTACCGCGGATTTGGTTGGCGGCTCAACCGGGCAGGGCGTGAAGTCCAGTTGATGCCGTCCGAGAACAACGACTGAACGGCGAAGGATAACCTCGCGGCATGGCGATCAACGTGCCTGCCTACGTTCGCTCTAACGCCCTCCGCGGACTTGACCTCCTCGAATACGCCGGTGACGGCCTCCGTCCGCGCACGATCCGCGAAGCGCGAGCAATGGCCCGAGGCGAGATGACAGCCGACAAGGTGCGCCGCATGGCCGCATGGCTCGCCCGACACGAAGGCGACCTCCGCTCACCCCGCGCTAACGCCTACCTTGACGGAGAC